TATCCAACTCAGTGGATCATCGCTATCGTGGATCACTTCAATACGTTCCGCCAACTCCCTCCCCGCCGCGACGTGGGCTTCGAGGGTGGCGAGGCGGGCCGAGATTCTGCGGAGATCGTGTTGAACTGCGCGGTTTGGATTATCTTCTTCGGAATCCATTACGTCGAATAAGTTTGCCAGCAGATTCAACTTCTCTATATCTCTCATGGTTTCCATCACCCCACCCCCTCCACAGCGCGCTTCACCGCGCGCCACAGCACGTTGTCTTTCTCGATCTCCACGCCGTGGCGCTCGCACCACTTGGTGAACCGCTCGGGCGACATCGACATCCGCGCCGCCGCTTGACCCACAGTTATGCGGCCTTCCTTCTCTCGCTGCTTGATCGCCGGGGTGTAGGTGGTTCCCCGGTTGGTGGTGCAGAAGTCTTTGGTGTAGCGGTCGTCCATCGTGTTCCTTTCGGTAAACCCGCCGCCGCGACCTCTCGTGGCGACGGGGGGAGGAGGATTCAGTCGTCGCTGTTGATCTCTGCGTACAACGTAGCCTCGCCCGTGATGATGTGGTGCATCTGTTCGCAGTCAACCTCGACCTCGCCCACCGCGTTGCCGTCATCGTCCTCAATCAGAATACGGAAGCCATCACGTTCATCGTCGTCGATCGGGTCGATCCCGTACCACGAGAATCTGATTCTGTTCTTGTCGCTCATCGCTGGTCTCCTGCTTGGTGTGACGGTCAGTCTTCAGAACGGGATATCGTCCGGCGTGATGACCACCGGCTCATCGCTGCGGGGCCGCTTCGGTTCCGGCTTCGGATTCTCGGCGGGTTCGAACAGTTCCTCGGTGAGTTCGTCGGCGCGGGTCTTGCGCTCATGACCGCTGCCGGGGAGTTCGGGCATCGACGATGCCCCCACAAACTCAACACGATCCTCCTGCTCCAGTTGGTCGAGGACCGTGCCGAGTTCGGCGAACGCGGGCAGGTACTTGAACAGCCTGCGGATCGCCGTCTTGCGCGCCATCTCGATGTAGTCGCTCGCCCACGGCCCCCCCTGGCCGAACTTCGATCGCTTGCGGATCGCGTCGATCTCGGCCTTCGTCAGAACGTCGTGCATGTGATCGCCGCTCGGGAGCGTGGCGACGGCGTACACCAACCGCAGGTCGATGTTTGATCGCGGCCCGCCGTAGTCGGGGACGTGGATGATCTCATTCTGCGTGCCGCGACGATCCTCGAAACGATCCTCGGCGAACACCGGGACCGCCTCGATCTTGCGCACCGCGCCCGACCGGCTCGCCTGATGGATCATGCCCCGGTATCCGATCTGGACCTGCATCTCGGTGACGTAGGAGCCGTCGTCGCGCTTGTTGCTGTACGGGATCAGGTAGAGCAACCCGCGCTCGCGGTTGGGCTCCATGTTGAGGATCGTCACCTGGATCGCGGCGCGCTGCACGCTCTCGGGGTCGCAGAGCCACAGTTTCGGCTCGCGATGCACCTCGGTCATCATCAGGGCCAGCAGTTGCTCGGCCCGCTCCTGATCCTTCGAGGGCATCCGGCGAACGACCTTCTTGAGTAGCGTTTCGGACCCCACCGCCTCGCCGATGGCGCGGAGATTGGAGCCCGCGTCGAGGGCGCCCCGGTTGTCGGGCTTGCGTTCGATCTGGTTGCTCATGGCTGGTCATCCTCAAACGGGTCGATGTTGTGTGATTTGAGTTGCCCTTCAATCACATCCAACTGGTGAGCCCACTCTTTGAGAACCTGCTCCCTGATGCTCGCTTGGAGTTTGTCTGGAATAGGATGCGTGCTGTGCTGCCTCCAAGTCCCGTCATCCGGTGTTGAGATCCTGATCGGCGGCTTTGATGGGGTCTCGGCTGATTCTGATTCCGGTTTGGGGTCGATCCTTCGGATGATCTCGATCAACCTGTCTCGCTCTGCAAAAAGATGCTTGATTCCGGTGATGTTCATTTGTTCCCCTTCAATCGGAAGTTCAGCGCCCGGAACTCGGACGGCTTCACGGTGTATTCCTTGCGGCTCTGCAACGCCAGCGACACGCGGAACCCGTCAGACTCCGCGATCTCCCCGTCGCCCATCGCCTCGATCAGCGCGGCCTTCGCGGCCTCAAGTTTCTGACTCGCCGCCTTGACATCATCGCGGGCGGCGCACGCGGCGCGGACGAGTTCGATCGGGACGCTCGCCACCTTGCCCGGCTCGCGCGGGATTCGCTTCAAGACCTCGACCGATGCCGTCTCTGGCGGCGGGACGCGCTTCTCGACGTGATCGCGCCAGAACGCCTCGCCACGGCTGACGATCATGTCGATCATCGTCGGGTGCCGCTTCACGACGTAGGTGCGGGTATCGAAGTTTGAGAATAGCCCCACGACGTAGGCGGTGTCAGCATCGCAGCAGTGGAGTTGGTGCTGCGCCTGCACCATGACGTATCGCGGGATCTCGTCGGTGCCCTCGTCGCCCCACTCGTCGAATACCGGCGAGTTGAACCGGACGGTCTTGACCTCGACGGGCTCGCCGTCTGTGGTCATGCCGTCAACGTTGGCGGCGAGGATGCCGCCCTTGCTGATGAACGTCTCGTCTCGGACGGCGATCGGGATGCCGATCATCTTGTCGGCGTGGTCGAGGACCGCCGCCTCGAAGTAGTTGCCCGCGTCGTACTCTTTGCGCCACGGTTTTTCGACGCCGAGTTTGGACCAATAGACATCACCCGCCGTGGCGTATGGGCTGACGCCGAGTATTGCGGGCGAGTCGCTGGACCCGACGTGCTGTCGCCGCTGCTCGCGTTGGGTGTCGGTAATCATTCGCGTGGCTCACTATCAAGTTTGTCGATAACCGCGTCAGCGATCTGAACACATCGAAGCGCCACAACCGTTCCGGTCTTGAGCGAGTTATCAACTTCCTCTTTCGCGAGCATTTCAGATAGCGGGCCGTTGCTGGAAATCCCGGTAAGAACGCACCCGGCGAGGTAAACCCTTCTGTTGTCTATTTCTTCTCTTCTCATGTTGTCTCCTAAAGGTTATTCCTGATCCACTCCGCGATCGTGCGGAAGTCCTGCCCGTCGTCGTTCATCGCCTGGACCGCCCGCATCGACGGGCCGTCGAGGCCGGCGACGCGCAGCACGGCCTTCGGTGGGTACGTCCGGCTCCCCATCATCTCGCAGACGCCATTGGCGTCGGGCCTGCCCCACTGGTCGGGGAACACGATATCGCAAAGGACGCCGAGCGCGCAGAACGCCCCGGCCTTGTGCGTGCGGTCGCCGCCGTGCGTGGTCTTGACGCCGCGCGGCATCTTCCGCAGGTGGCCCCGGTGCTGGCGGTACTTCTTGCTCAGGAGCGCTTCGATCCACTGGTCGCGGATCTGGATGTCCATGAGGGTTTCGGGTGTGGTGGCGATCACTTCGACACCCCCACCGTGACAACGGGCGGACCCGGTTTCGACCTGTCGATAACGACCGCGTTTGGCGATTCTGATGTGGTCTTGACGCTGTTGCCCCACGCCGTCACGGTCGAGTTGCCCCACGCCGTCACGGTGGAGTTGTTCCCCGCCGTCACGGTCGAGTTGCCCCACGCCGTCACGGTCGAGTTGCCCAACGCATACACATGCCGGTCGCCGGTGATCTCGTGTTCGCCATCGAGAATAACGCGGGCCTCGTGCCAGTCCGCCAGCGCGAGCCTGGCGCGGCGCTCGCAGTCCTCCGCGTCGTACCACTCGGGCAGCAGGTCTTGGTCAACGCGGTACGCCCATTCTTCGATGGGCCTGCGCATGTCGCCATCCGGCGGCGTGATCTCGACCGAAACAGACTTGATGAGCCGGGGTACGCGAGATGTCTCCTCGGCGATGCCGTATTCCTCTCTGATCTTTGTGTGGTGGTCCGAAGACATGCTCCAGAATGCGGACTTCTTCGTCAGCACGAATGACGCTGGGTTGCACATTACTCGATCTCCCTCCCCGTCACCCTGCCGATGGCGAGGATCAGGTTGTCGATGTTCTCGCCGTTGATGACGATCTTGCTCATCACGAGTTTCGTGCCCGGCTTGCATTTCTCGATCCGCACGCCGCCGCCGGGCGACTTCCTGACGGTGACTTCCGCGCCGTTGGGTTCGGTGAGTTTTTCGGTCATTGGGGTTCCTCCGTCGCTTTCAACATCGCAACGCACTTGTCGCGGAGGTCGGCATTGAGCCACCGATTGATGTCTTCAACATCCCACGACCACGAATAGACCTGGTTTTCTGTGCCACCAACGACTTCGCAGAACATGTCGAACTTCTGCTGCGGGGTCATCTCGTTCGTTGCGAGTACGAAGTCGTCGTGACACTCGATCGGGTTGAACAGCGAGCAATGCAAGTGTCCGTTAGGTTGCTCCCAATGCGGTCCATCAAAGTGCTGCGCAAGAGTCCAACCGATCATCTTGGCGATATCGCCGATTATCTCTCTGTCTGTTCGCTTGGTTGTGGTCATGCCCCGATCCTCATGCGCATCTCCTCGAAGTACGATTCCTTCCACGACCCGAGCGAGCCGGGCACGACGACCGCCGCCGAGATGTCGATGTCGTCGGCGATGCCCTCGCAGACTTTGGCGAGTACGTCGTCGTCCATCGCGGCGATCCGATCGCGGTCCATGCGGCGCAGCGTCTCCCGCATCGCGTCGAGGTTGGCTTGTAAGGCGTCGATACGGTCGCTGAGTTCTCTGGTGCTGATCTTCATGGTGGTCTCCTTATTCCGCGCGTTCGCGGCGGGGAAGCCGCCCGGACAAGGCGGCGCCCCTGCCGACAACACGTCGGCCCCTGTCAATCCGGTAGAACGTCGTTGTAGGTGTAGAGCGGCTTGCGCGGGTCGCTGTCGTCCATGCGTCCGAGTTCGCGCAGGCGGTCGAGTTCGCGCTGGTTGTCAAGCGATTCCTCGTGGCATTCCTCGCATCGGTCGTTCCTGGCGATGTCGCTGGGGTCTGCGGGTTCGCCGCAGAATGGGCATTCGGTTTGTTGGTCGTTCATGGTGTCTCCTTGTCGAAAGGAGCCGCCCAGCGCGCCGCGAGCGCGCGCCGGGCGGCGGGAGGATCAGGCTGTGGGTTCCGCTAGGGCGAGGGCCAGCGCTTTTCGTGCCCGATGCACAACAGCCGAGATTGCTGTCGGCCTGGCCCCGGAGCCGTCGTAGGTCAGCGCGTCAATCTCGTCGGCGCATTCCTGAAGCGATAGAACCAGCGCGGCGTGACTGTTCACGGCGCGGACGATGAAGGCGGTTTGTGCCTCCTTCCCCGCGTCGTCGTTGTATGGGTATCCAACGATGGCGATCCTGTTTGGGGTGTCGCCAATCCTCGCGCCGCCTTCGCCATACTTGGCCTTCTTGTCGTGGATTTCATTCCCGTTTGCGTGATACCACGGCGTCGGTGAGTGCGTGGTCTGTTTCGTCTCGGTTGTCATGGTTTTCTCCTGCCCTCGCGGGCTCCTCCAACCTGCTCTCCGGTTGGCCGAGGCCGGGCGTCATCCCGACACCACCATCATCGGGATTTTCAGCCGCGTGTGTTGAAGTAAATCCGAGAAATCGTCGAATCGGGGCGTTTTCTAGGGAAAACCCCGGGGTCCGCGCCGATAACTGGGGGAATCACCGGCCCCCGCTGTTGACGGTTTGGGGAGAACTTGGGGAGTAGTTTTTCGATTGACGCCGGGCGGCGTGTTCTCGCTGACAATCCGCTGACAATCCGCTGACAATCCTGTCAACGGGCCACGCTACATCCGGCGTAGCGGCCCGCTACATCTCCTGTAGCGGATTTTTATGAGACAGGTTGAAAATACATAAGACAGGTTGGCCGGCGACGGCGTATATGAACAGTAGTGGGTCCGTAGCCGGCCGCTTGACGCCCAGGGCGGCGGCGCGGTATGGTGGGGGCGTGAAGAATGAGACTCCCAACCACTGACGCATAAACACCGCCAGCGCGCCCTAGTCCGGCGGGCCGTTCTTCACATACCAGCCTTCACGCTGGCGGTGTTTTTTATTGATCGGTCGCACAATGCTGAGCCGACTCGAAAAGCGGATAGCCATCAGGAACGCCGACCTCGGGCTCGGGGCGATGGCGAAACTTGCCCTGTTCGCAATCGAGGAACTGGACGGGAAGGGCGACGGGTGCTGGGCGTCGATCGGTCGAATCGCGAAGGTGATGAACGCCGACAGGGGAACGGCCAAGCGGGCGATTGCCAGACTGGCCGGTGGCGGTTTCGTCCGGGTCGATGTCGGCGGAGGCGCCCGGTCGAGGGCTGGCGGGAAGCCGACCAATCGGACGACGATCGTCATGGATCGCGTGATCGCCGCCTGTCCTGATAGGGGCGCAGCGCCCCGTTCGGATAGGGGCGCAGAGACCCTATCAGATACCCCCCAACGGGGCGCAGAGACCCGTTCCAACGGGGCGCAGGGCGCACCTGATAGGGGCGCAGCGCCCCATAAAGGACAAGGGAAGGACAAAGAGAAGGACAATCAATCCAAGAGCGCGCGCGAGGCGACCGATCCCGCGCCGGTGTTCCCCGTGGAACAGCCCACCGACGAGCAGAACGCCCGCCTCGTCTCCCTCGTCCAGCAGGTCGAAGCCGCGTGGCCCAAACTCGCCAAGCGGCGCCACGGCGCCCGCGACCTCCAGCGGCTCTTGTCCACCCGGCTGCACGACCTGGGCCTCCCCGACTGGGACGCCCCCGCCGTCGCCGCCCTCGCCTACGCCGCGAGCCCGCTGGGCCGGGGCCGGTTCAGCCAGCAACTCGGAAACTGGATTCGGGACGAGGGCTGGCTGGAAGACCCGCGATCATGGGAGGACGACGGGGAGCACGAGAAGCGGAACGGCAGGCGGAAGTCCGAGGCGGAGCGGCTGGCCGATCTTCAACGCGAACTGGCCGAAGCCGACGCCGCCGATGCGGAGTGGCTGAACCGGCGCACACAGGAGGCGACATGAACAATCACGACGTGGGCAAGGTGATCCTCACGCTGGAAGCGCTGTTCGACCGCGCCGACTGGAACATCGACAAGAAGAAACTCTGGCGGCGCAAGATCGCGGCGCTCAAGCACGATCCGGGGCAGGTGGTGTGGGCGATCGAGGAGCACCGCATGGCCTCGAAGTACCACGAACCGAACTGGCAGGCGATCAAGGGGCTGCTGTCCAACGTGCCGCTACCGGGCGAGCGGGCGCCCGACGAGAAGGCCGACCGCGACGACGAGAACCTCGCGTTCGACATGCGGCGCGCGCGGACAAAGGCGTGGATCGCACAGGCGTCGCCGGATGAACTCGCGGCGGTCACGGAGCGCGCGGCGGCTCGGCACGAGAGGCTGGGCAACCAGATTTACGCGGACCGTTTGCGCGGCAAGCCGTGGCCGTGGGGCGAGAGCGGCGGCGGGCTGCTCGGCGGATCGGTTGTCGCGGCGATCGCGGCCCAACTTGAGATCGACGGCATTTTGGCGGAGGCTGGCGGATGAGCGGCGCACCAAAGAAACCACGGCGCGGCGTCCGGTGCTGCGACTTCTGCGGGCGCGACACCGCCGCGAGGTGCGGCATCTGCGCCAAGTGCCTCGGGCGCGACCCGTACTCGTCGCCGATCGACAAGGCTGCGACGCATCAACGAATGGACACGCCGGAGGATGACTACGGCGAGGAATCAGGTCCGGACAGCGTTTACCCGGACAGCCCCGAATCACAATCCCCGGATTACTACCGATGACCATTGACATCGAAAGCCTGACCCTGGCGCTGGACAAAATCGCGGAAACACGCGCCGCCGAACTCCGCGAAATCATCAACGCAAAGGACAAGACCGCGCTTGCCTGCCGCGCCATGATGGACGACGTGTTCGATGCGGTCGGCGGGTACTTGTGCAACTACGCGACGGCGACCGACCACAAGGGCGTCGATCACGAGATCGTTGACGTCATCCAGCGGGTCCAGGAATACATGGCCGACGAATACCAGCGATCAACCGGCGTCCGGTATCGGTCGCGCGTGGAGCGGAGGTGCGATGAAACGCGGTGGCGGCTGGAGGCTGGCGGATGACCCTCAAACGACCGTTTGACACCGAACCGCCCCCAGAGGGCCAAGAACGAGGGTTGCCCGTGAGGGGCCGCAGGATCGCCCCTGCTGGCGATCTGGCCTCAGCCGACCCGGAGGGCGTCTCGGGGCTTGGATGCGATTGTGGGGGCGGGACGGCAGGCTACCGCAAGCGATACGACGGAGAATCGACATGAACCGACGAAACCGAAAACTCGACCCGATCTTCGACGCCCTGCTGATCCTCGCCGGGATCGGGCTCGTGGGCATCATCATCCTCGCGGCGGTCAGATCAGCACAGGCCGGCGGCGGCGACTTCGAGCCGCAGCAGCAGATGGCCGAACCGACGCGGCGCGCCGACGACACCGGGATCTCCGACGCCGCCTGGGCGACGCTCGGGACCATCGGCGCGGCGGGGATCGCGCTCGTGGGGACGATGATTACTGTGCGGGTTCACAACAAGAGATCGAAGACAGGAGACACCGATGGATGAGAACTTGATTATGTCATACGCGCAGCAACTCGCCGAGCATTACGACAAGCAAGAGTGCGCGGATCTGGACCACAAAGAATGCGGTGTGATCGCCGGGTTTCTGCGTCAACTACTGAACACCGAACCACCCCACGAAACCACCCCCTCGCCGTCGCTGCGGGAGGCAATGGATCGCGTCCAGTCTGCGTTCTTCGATCACACAGAGGCCAACGAGTGCGGATGTTGCTATGGCAAGTCTGCCTTTCAACTATGCTCACAATGCGCCCTTAGAAACGCCATTGACGCACTCGATCACACTATTTCCACCCCGAAGACCCCCGATCCGGGCAGCGAGCCGTTGGAGGACGCCGACGCGGAAGTGGAAGCACAGTCGCTCGCCGATGAATGGCTGATGATTTTTGACAAAGAGATCGAGTCTAGAGGGGTCGATGCAATGCTTCGCTTCCTGTGGTTCGTCACCGATAAACTCCAACGCCGCCTCGCCGTCAAAGCAGCGGAGCCGAACCAATGAAGGAACACCAGCACGGCCTGTTCTTCACTCCGACCATCGCCGACACGCCGCCGCGCAAGCACCCGACGCACCGGATGCACGACAACAGCCTCGACTCGTTCGCGCAACACGACCTCACCGGGCGGGCGCTCGAAGTGTTCAACGTCATCCGGCAGCGCGGGCCGATGACCGACCGTCAGGCGATGGCGGCGTTGGGGCGGGTCGATCCGAACTACGTCCGGCCCGCGATCACTCGGCTGATCGACGACGGCGTACTCCGCGAGTGCGGGACGCGCAAAGACGAAACCACCGGGCGGAACGTCCGGGTTGTGGAGATCAACGATGCAAACTGAAATCGTGATGGTCGAGTGCGTGCGATACGACGGTGTTGATCCCGCCGTCGTGGCGACGACCACGCGGCCACGCGGGAAACAGAACGTGTACGCGAGGAACGGGGACGTTGCGGGCGCCGCGAGAAAACTCCATGACCGACTCAAGCGGATGCCCGGCTCGCACCTGATCCAGCGGTTCATCGACGCGGTGGAGATGGGGTCGTAGTTATGAGCAAGTTCAAGATGTGCGAGCGGTGCAACGACGATGCTGCGAAGCCGGGATTCCGGTTTTGTGAAAGGTGCAAGAAAATAGTCATCCGTGAAATCAGAGAGGCGAACAAGCCGATCGACTCATCGAATGTCCGCACGTTGTCACGGCACGGAACCGAGGAAATAGGTCGGAGCGGGCGAAACTGTCACGTTGTTGGGATGCAAACAGAGCCACCGGAGTAGCGGGGTATGACCACCTACCACGTCGAAGTCGAGGACTCGTCAGGCGACCGCCGTGTCATCGGCGTGGAAGCCGACGATCCGGTCCGCGCCGCGTGGAACGTGTACCGCGACGACACGACACACCGCGAGACCGTCACCCGCGTCTGGACCGGCGCCGGGGACATCGAACCAAACGACCGCGCCGTCGCGGTCCGGGCGCCGCTCATTGCGACGCTCGCCGTCATCACCGCCATCGGGGCCGTCGTGATCGCGGCGGCGCTGGTGGTTTTTTAGGAGACACCATGACCACCCACACCATCAGGCTCATGCAGCAGCCGGGTAACCTGATCGAGAATCCTGAAGGATTCCAACCACACGCCGTCCTAATCAACCTCGCGCGGTTGCTCCCGGAATACTTCGCGGGGCGCCCGGATGACTGGTTCATGGGCGATGAGCCGACCGACGCCGAAGACGACGCGATGTGGAGAAACGTAGAAACCGTGTTGGTGTCGAATCTCGACGACGGGATTGGTGCGCGGGTCGCCGTGTTCGATGAGGAACGCTACAACCTCAACCGCAACGACCAGTCGTCAGAGAAGCAAGGGCGTACGGATCGCTCGCACCGAATGGGAGCATCATCGCTCTACCGGGCCTGTGAACACGCCATCTGCATGAGGATCTGGTGGCATGGCTGGTGGGACAACCCCAGACTCGGCACCAGCGAACGCATCGCGTCAGACAACGCGGAAATGATTAGCGCCGCCACAACCATCGCAGCCGTGTACCCCGATCTCTCGAAGGGTAGGGCGCACTTCATCAGAGAAGTCCGTGGGCACCTGCGGCTGCATCAGAGGGCTCATCCCAACAAGAACCGCGTCCTCTGCCTCACTGTCCTCGGGAAGCAGAACACACCCGGCCAGTGGCAGCCCGTCCCCGCGTCGTGGATCAGGGCCGCGATGCGCCTCGCCTCGTTCGAGTTCGGTGTCCGCGAGTTCCATTTCTGGTGCAACACGGGGGACGGCGGCGTCCTCGCCCCGGCTTACGACCTGTGGTTCGAGCAGCACTCCCCAACCCTCGTCCGCGAGTTCGTCAAGGGCCGAACGCCGGTCATAGTTCGGCTCGGTCGGGTGTTTCGGCGCCCCTAAAACTTCCCCTGCGGGCAGTCCGGCGAGCAGCCCTCATGCGCCCGCTCGATCGCCGTCTTGCCAGCAGGGCTCCACGAGCCGCCAGCGTCCACCACGGCGACGATGCAGCCACAGGTCGGCTCAGCCTCGCCCGTCCGGTCATCGCCGAGAGGGCCGCACGAGACCACGCTGACGCGCGCCAGGCGCCCCGGCTTCCCCACCGAAGCGCAGGGGCACGCCTGGCACGTCGCCAATCTCGCCTGCTGCACGCCCGCCCGCGCGAGCCCGAAGTCGCGGATCGACCGGCGGAAGCACGACGCCGCCTTGAGCGCCAGCCACGCGGACGGGCAATCCAATCGCCCCGCCCGCCACAGCCTCGCCAGTTCCCGCGATCCCAGCGACGCCAATCGCCGCACCTGCCTTCGCTCGGTGGGGTTCATCACGACGAAAACCACAGCGTCGGGCTCAGGCTCACCACCGACCCGCAGGCCGTGCAATGCGAAATCTTCTTGGGCTTCGACACCGACCCGCCGCACTTGTTCACCTGGTCGCTCTCGCCCCGCTCATACACCCGGATGTCGCAGTTCGGGCAGCGCCAGTACCACGAGAACTCATCGGGCGGGTCAACGCTTTCCCCCAGCGTCTCCTCCTCGATCGCATGGAGCGGGACGACCGGGATGTCTTTGAGTTTGTCGGGCATGGCGAACCCCTATCACGAGATGGCCTTCACGCTCGTCGCGTAGCAATCGACCACGCAGAACAGTTTCGAGGATTCCGGAGTCGTCACCCTCGCCCGAACGAACGCGGCGGTCTCCACGTCGAGGGCGGCGGTGATCGCCTGCCCACCCGACAGGTCGCCGAACGCGATGGAGCCCAGCGTGAACCACGCATTGCCGTTCGTGCTGAACTCGACCGTGACCGTGAACGCGGACGGCGATCCCTCGATGCAGGACAGGCAGACGCGGGCGGTTGATCGCTTACGCACGTCCCAGGCGGAGGACGTGAAGTTATCCTCGCCCAGGTCGAACTCGGACGACCCGTAGAACGCCCACCCGTCGCCGGTGGTGTTGTGTTGGAGCGCGTTGGTTGGGATTTCGTTCATGCCGTCACCTCTCAGAGCGAGTCGATACCGGGACCGCCGCCGCATCCTACACAACCGGCGGGCGCGATGATCGAGCCCGACGCGCCGGACGGGAGTTGGTACAGGATCTCCATGAACGCCGCGTCGATCTGAGTCTGGTACTCGTTGCCGGTGCCGGATGATCCTGACGGCGACGCGAGGCGGAGCCACGTCCCGAATCCGAAGTTGCCAGAGTTGATCGCGCTAATGGTCGCGGGGTCATCCCAAAATGACTGCGGCAGCCCCCACAGGTCGGGGCCGAAGGTGAGTTTGGTCCACGGCGTCGAGCCGTCCTGCGACGGGAACACCCCGGCGACTTGAAGAACCACAGGCTCCGGTCGCTGAGACGCCGGGATGCTCTGGAACTCGGGCGCCTTCCACAGCCTCATCCACTGCATCGTGGTGTCATTGATGGGCGATCCGTTCGGAGCCCGCATGTGCCTGATCCAGAGGTCCAGTTTGCAGCCGGTGATGGTCGCCCCTACCGGCACGTCGTTGACGAAATCAATGAGCCCGACAAACTGCCTCGTGGCAACGGCCTGCAAGGCGAGGTGCGCGTGCCCGAACGAGCCGTCCGGCGCGCCAACCGAACCAACCCGGTTCACCCACGACGCATAGTTCAGCGGCGGCATCTCCGGTTGTTCGAGTGTCGAGCCCGTGGCGGCCTCGTTCGGGATGTAGCCCTCGACGGGATCTGGGGGATCTCCACCGGGGCACCCCTGCGGGACCGGGGCGGGGTACGTTGCGGATGGAGCCCCGGCGGTCCCGCCCGGCGTGTTTTGCTGAGTCGCCGACAGCGACCACGCCCCCGAGACGCTGACCCCGGCGCAGTTGCCGATCGTCGGCGTGTGTGTCCACGACCCCGACCACGACGTATCGCTCGCCGATTGCTGTCACGAAGTTATTGAACGGACCGGA